ACAAGTTCTCTGCGCCAGACATGGCCATCTGTCCGCACGACTGGCACTGATAGCCATTGGCATCCGGCTCAACTCCGCCTTGCTCCGATCCGCACGACGTGCAAAAGCCGACTTGTTCTCCGCTCTCGACCGCAGCCATGATGCGCTTCTGGCTGATGACTTTGGCCGGCGCAAATCCGCTGCGCGTCACAGTCCAGGGCGATGGCTTGCCGGACTTCCGCGGGCTGGTGTAGATGCGCGCGAAATCGTCCGCGGTCTTGCCGGGCTTCAGTGTCGCGCTAACTTTCCAGCCGTAGGAATGCCGGCGGCCCTGCGGGTCTTCCCAGGAGCAATTCGGGCTTGGACGGAATCGCACATCTCGTTTCTCGAGCACCTTACCATCCGACATCAGGCGCTTTGTGACACGTTCCCATACCGTCAGTGACGGATCGCTACCAGGAACGTAATCTGACTTGAAACTCGCCTCGAAACGATCATGGGCTCGCTGTAACGTCTCGAGGTCGTATTCCCGCGTCGCTTCCACTTGGACTGTCCGGCCGCGTGCACTCAGTTTCGCCATATCAATCACCTCTGACACCTAATATATGCTTACGCCTTAGCATTGTCAAGGGCTGCGCGATATTTATTTCAACCTAGAACAGTTTCCGGCACGCGCACGTAGGCGACTGGCACATCTGCACGTTGTTCGCCTTGGCAGACTCGAGAATAGCGTCGATGGTTTCCCACTGCCGGCCACGATACGCCAGGCCATCGGGCTGCACTCTGCCGGCCATGACATCGGCCGTGGTCGGCTTGCGTCCCTCGAGCATGGACGTAGGAACCGAGCCGACCAATGAATAGTTATATCCCGGTGCGTGTCCATTGGGATTCTCGGTTACGTGCGTAATGCCTTTGAAGTTAAACATGGCTGTTCTCCTGAAATGAAATCGGAAGGTTAATAGGTCCAGCGCCGAACTTCGATGGCGCCGAAGATATTGGGAATGTGCGTGATACCGCGAGCGATCAGCTCGTCGGCCAACAGATTGCAGAATGCGCGCGAATTGTGCCCGAACATCTTATTGAAGCCGTGGCGCTGTTCGGCCAGATACTCACGCTGTAGCATGGCATCGTCATAACCAGCCAAGCGCTTGCGCGTCTCAGGATAGCCATTCTGCGAATCGGCCGTGGTAAAGCAGCTATCCGCCTGACCGATGTAAACCCGCTCTGTCTTTGCAACTTCGATGTTCGCCATGTCCATCACCTCTAGACATCAATATATGCTTAGACCTAAGCACTGTCAAGAGCGAAATGATATTTATTTGGTCTAGCTGCGAACTATCGGGCGACGTTCGGTGTATGCCCAGCCCAGCGCGTCAATGCGGCGGACCTGGCGATCTCACTACGCCTGGCCTGACTGAGCTTCGAAGCTCGAGCTTTCCCGCCCGAACGTCCAAATGAGACTGATGCGGGTTCACGTTTCGGATTCCACGTTGCGAGCCGTTCATACCGCTCGGCGCCATCCGCGGCGATCCATTCGTGGTTCCTGGTCTTCAGATGTTCGAATCGCTTCACGTCGTCGTCGGCAATATGCCAGGCCAGTCTACCGGCCGGCGAATGGACACATACGATCCACGTCTGGCTGTGTCGCTCGAGCCATTTCACGTCCTCGGCTGGATGGCGCATGAGATGAGACGGCCAAATCTTCGTGAGCACTGCGATCAGGGTATCTCGCTCGTAATACGCGCGGGTCTGATAGCGATCACGTCCTTGATCTTGATCAGCCATTAGCGCTCGCCTGCATGTGCATCGATCGTGTAGTAGCGCGTCCAGCCGTGCGGCACGGACACATCGGACGGCCGCAGCGAATAGCGCTCACCACTGCCGCAGATTTTGCCGTCAACGCTCACAGGGCGACGATACCAACCGCCAGCCAAGCACGACGCATTCCGCATTGCGTCGTCAAGGTTGGCTACTTCGTGCATCTCGCGCTGTGCAGCGTTCCACGTCTCAGGCTCATAGGCGATGGTTGCTGTCTTTGGCATGGTTGTAGCTTCTTTGAACTCAGTCTGCATGTCTGATCTCCTTGACACCTAATATATGCTTACGCCTAGGCATTGTCAAGGGCTAGGACAAGATTATTTAGTCCAGATGTGAACTATCTAGCGGACTGGCCGATACTCCGTCACGAATCGCGCGGCTGTCATACCTCTTCGATTACGATCCCTGATTGCAGCTCGAGCCATTTTTTCTTCAACTGATATATGGCTGTGCGCTTGCCCTTGGCGTCGACAACGTGCTCTTTGCCGTCCTCGTCGACATACACGAAATCGGCAATGTAATTGGACACGAGAGGATAGGTCGTAGATGGGTCTGCGACCGGCCCGAAATGCCAGACTGGACAGGCCAACGGAAACCAGACCTGGCGCCTCAATCCTTTAATGTCGCCGACCCGCTCGCGCATCTTCAATTCAGCCCAATGCTGCGCCTCGCGCTTAGAGTCGAATGTGATGCCGTCTACGACCGTCTTGACGTTGCGGTATTTGCTCGGCTTTGGCTCTGCCACGGCCGGCGCTGACTCTTTCCGCATCCTGGCGTTATGGGCGAGGATATCGGCTTCTGTCCACCTGGCGCCCATTACCAGCCGCCGCACTCACGAATGATTGACTTTGCTTCAGTGAATTGGACAGCTCGCTCTGAATCCGTGAATTCCCACGCCTCACGACCATACTTCGCCGTCAACGCCGCCGCGGCTTTGCGCGCCTGCTTCATTGTCTCAAATCCGCGAGCGGCCCAGAATCCTGTCGGTATGTGCGTGAGCGTCCAGAAGTCTAGGCCATACTCGCGATGCACCGCCCACACGCTAGAGAGTTGAATGGCTTCTACGTCTCGGTATTCTGGTGTTTTGAACCACTGCTCGCGCGATAGATCATTGCGCCATGCGAGCTTCAGTTGAATCTTTTTCATGTTCGCACCAAAGCTAAGCCTACTTCTCGAATCTGTTTCGTGATTTTCGCGTAGAGCCGTGAACAGGGTTTGCACTTGTCCGCGTGCTTGTAAAAGTCTGTGATCGGTTTCTCGCGATAGCACCAACGACAGGTTTTCACGCTGAATTCGTCGGGCTCATCAAAGCGCAACACGCGCAACTTGGACATCAGAATAGCGACTTCTGTTCGACGCGCGACTTGGCATCACGGCCCATAGGCGGCTGACCGTAGCGTATTTCCCACTCGGCACCTTTGAGCTTGCGCACCGTGATCGGGTAGCCGGCCTTTTTCAACTCGTGCACGCGGCCCATAGCTCGAGCCCCGCCGATCCCGCGGAGTCGCTGATTCGTGGCACTCCCATGTTCACGTAGGTAGGCTAAGACCTTCTCGCGGTTGCTCAGCGTGCGGGCTTTGTCTTCAGCGTCCATCATGGACAGGCTCTAGCGCGAGATAAGTTCGGCGGCGCTCTGACGAGATCTTGATTGCTTCCTCTTTGTCCATCGCCCAACAGTGCGTGTAAATGTCTTTATGTATGTCCTCGCCGCACTCGTTCGAGATTGAACCGCTCGCATATTCGTTAAGGCGGCACTCCATCACGTCGCCACTATCACGCTTCAAGCGAACGAACCACGACACCTTGCCTTGCAGCGCATCGTCAGCGTGCTCGTCCAACTCGTATTCGTAAATACTGGCATCATCTGCGAACACGCGCGCCATCGCGTCCGCCTTAGCTTGCGTTGAGTAGATGCCCACTAATCGTGTGTCAGAGTAGCAACCGTTGAATAACGCGAACAGTTTCATCGGCTCAACTCCCGCCTCAGTCGCGCCTGAAACCGCAAGGTCCGCACAATCGATCGTGACGCTTGATGCTGAATCCCTGGCGTCTCTTTCCAGCAGGAGACGCAGCGTAGCCATTGCTTGACCTGATCGTGTTCCCAGACGAAATTATGCCCGTGTGCCACGCCACACCACCACTGGCTAAGATTTTTTAGCATCGGGGATTGGTCCTATGCCGCCGGTGTTGGGATTCATCGGGATCGCATTCGGCTGCGCGAGTCTGCACGGACATTGACAGGTGTAGCAGAGCCCGATCCGGCAGTAGACACACCGGGCGCTATGCGGGATCGTCTTCTCGCAGACACAACAGTAGTTGGCGGCTCCCCACCGGCTCATTGTGCGTCCTTGACTTTCGCGACGACTGCCGCATGGCCTGCGAGCGCATCGGCGCGCGAGGAGTAGCGTTCGCAGAGTCCATCCAGTTTGCCGCCGAAGACCATTGTTTCCCACAGCAGCGGATCTGTATTGCCCCACCCGTGATCGAGACCGAGAAACACCGTCGAGACGCGGACGTGGCCGACTTGCTCGCGCTTGACGATCTGATTGTCGCCCGTGCCCATCCACTGCGCCCACGCCAGTAGATCGCCTTCTGGTTGCGGATTGCCGTCAGTGTCGAGGACGTATTTAGTGAGGTTCATCGCACCGCCTTCACGCGCCCCACGCGCATCCTCTGACGGGCCAACTGCGCCAACAGTCCACCAATCTGCACATCCTCTGGTAAGCCTGTCGCCGGCGCCGTCGCTTTCAAGATCGCCGCGGCTGTCTCAATATAGGCCCGTCGAATATGCACCGGCAGAGCGGAGAATTCCAGCATCGAAGGATTGTAGGCTTCGCGTCTGGCGTCATGGAGTGCCCAGGCGAGGCGAATACTCGCGGCATTCACGCGCAGATCCTGCGGCCAGTCGCGATCAGATTGTTCGGATCGCATTGCACGCATAAATCGCGCGGCCTTCTGAAGCTGCGTCTCCTTCACCGTCCTGCCTCGATCTTGAGCCTCAGATCGGCAGCTCCGCGCGCTTGGTCCTCAAACGTGGCACGGAACGTCTGCCAGTGCTTCGACGTTTCGGCCAACATCCGATAGTGCGCGTCGGCGATCTTGAGCGCATCCGCGATCGTGTCGATTTCTGCGTCCGTGAAGGTGTGGAGTTCTTTGACAGTCATGGTTTGCTCCGCAGTTGACGCATCATGGCTCTGAATTCATCTTCTTGAATCTCAGTCGCGAGCGGCCCGTGGTGAATAGTGCCGAGCGCGTCAAGCGTCACAATCGACAACTGGTCACGCTCGCTACAGCGAAGACACATGCGTTGCGCTAGAAACGGGCGGTCAACACGAACCACTCGGCGAGGATTCGTCGGATACCACTCGCTCCATCGATGCGGACGAACGAGGCAGAGCCAAGCCGTCAACAGCCTATACAGATAGCTCATGGCTCACTCCGTTCCTCAAACACCAAGCCCGCCACGCTGAGCAGGGCCGTCATCTTGAGCGCCAACTCGAGTTTCCGCATCGTCGCGATTTCCGGCTGCGCGATCGTGCCAGACTCGAGCTGGCTGATATGTGGGGCAGGCACGCCAGACGCCTCAGCCAACTGCGCTTGGGTCCAATCCTTCTGCGCCCGAGCCTCTTTCAGTGTCATGCGCTTCATCTAGGCTTAAGATAAGCCTGACTTAGCGATTTGTCAAGGGGGAGTCTTTATAGAGGCTGGACCGGCCCGAACCACACGCTAGGATAGGGTGATTCGGGCCAGAAACCGGGCTAGGCGCGACGATCGGCGGGCTTATGGTGCTGGAGGCGTATGCTTCGCTGCGGTCGCCTGGAGGGCCGTCTTGAGTTCCACGAGCTTCGCCTTTACGGCGTCGGCTTCGGCCGGTGACAGTCCGCCGGCGAGCTGCGCGAGCAAATCGTCTACGTCGGCGGCGAGTTCGTTCGTCGTGGTGTTGATTTCGACCAATTCCGCTTCGAGTTCGTCCACTTTAGCCATGATCTGCACTCCTTGTTGGTTGAGGGATTGGAGCATCGTGAGCACTTGATCCAACCGTGGATCGGGCGGCGTCGGATCGAAATGATGGTAAATGTCGATGCGCACTGCTAGACTCCCGTCCGGCTCTCTGCGGCGTGGATAGGACACGCGGGATAAGCAGCCGCCCGTGAAGCCATAGCGGAGCCGGTATCAAGCCCGGTCAGAGAGCCCTTCATTGGCCTGCCTACGATTCGTTCTGCTGCCGCGGTGGACGTGGGAACGTCCGACGTTCTGCGAACTGCCGACGATTCCCACCGCTGATCGCGTCCAGATCCTTATCGAGTTCCTGTAACCGATACTCGTGATTTTCCACCATGTGCTTCATGAGGTCGAGGTCAGGATCGCGTCGGGATTCCCGGTCGGAGTCTTTCGCCGGTAGACCGAACCATTTCCGCCAATTCATCGTTGCGTCTCCACTACGCGCGAGACGGTTTCGACTGCGCGTCCCATACTGCCGGTTTGTCGCATCGAAATATTTTTCCATTCGACCTTCTCGAGTCGGCATTCCTCGTAAATCCAGCCCAACACCCACCACTTCCGCACGAGCCCCACGACAAAGACGCCGAGAAACACCGCGCCGGTTCCACCGCTCGCGCGAAGCCACTCGGCCCATTGTAGGTCGGTCATGTCGATCGGAACTTCGCATGAGACAAGCTCATCCTACGCAGCCGGCGGAAACGGCGGACCCTTCAGCACATACAAGAGCGCCAAGCCAGCGATGGCAACGCGCAGAATCAGCATCAGGTCTGTCGACGCCGGAAACCCGATGATCCGCAAGAGGGGCGGGAGAATCGCGAAGAACAGAATCACGGCAATCACCGCGAGCACGATGCGCCAGAGCATACCAGACATTAGGAGTCCTCTCTAAGACGAGCTTTTACGTCAGACGATCATTGACTCGCCGGTTCGTCGGTTCCTGTTCCACGCGAACCTGTGCAGCATGGCGATCCGCGAGGATACCATCCAGTTCCACGATCCGCCCCTCCGCCCGCGCGATCTCATCGATCAATTCACTCGGCGATGGAATCTCAAGCTTGACATTCGCGGTCACCACTTGCTTGAGCGCCACCACGAGCAGTTTCATCGCGTCCCGTTCCGCCGTCCGTGCCGCCGTCATGTCGGAGTTCACGAGAATATGAATCTCCTTCAGATTGGCTTGTGTTCGTCGGTCGGCTTCCTCTGCGAGCGTGGCGACTTTCTCTACCCGCTGCGCCACGAGATCCTGCCGGTCGTAGTCGCGCTTTTCTTTCCCCCGAGAAATCCACGCTTGCACGAGTGTGAGGATGACGACTTGCACGCCCGCGATCAGGGCAATAGCTACAGCCGGGACTGCGATCACTTCAGCCACGCGAGCGTCACCCGGTATACGCCGGCCCCTTCGCCAACTTCGCGATGGCCTGCTTGAAAGCGTAGAGCGTGCCCTTTGGCGCCAGATCCCAATTGCGCGCGACCCACTCGGCGACTTCACCGGCTTGCTCATGTGAGAGCCACGGCAGGGCGTGTTCCGCTACGTCCGTGAGCGCCTTCACCTGCTTGGAGTTCGGCCCACCGCAGCACACCTCGAGAATGCAGTTTTGTTGCTGGTCGTTGCCGCCGCCGTTCATCGCCATTAGCGTCCTCGTCGTTGATTGAGAATCGTTTCCCGAAGGCTCTGGATCTCGAGCTGCTGAAGTTCCTGCTTTTTCCCGATCGACTCCACCGCCTGCTTCAACGATGCCGCGCGTTCATCCTGCAAGCGTTGCGTGTTGATGTCTGACTTCGCCTGTTCGCTCAGATGCGTGTTGATGTCCCGAATGTCCGAGCGAAGCCCCCACGTTGACGCCACTTGCCCGCCGACGATGCTGACGATCGCGGTCACGATGCCGATCACCATGCCAGGCGAGAGCGTCATACGCGAGAAGTCTGGCGCCGCCGTCGACAGCGCCGTGAGCTTGAAGGCATGGTCGGCGGTCAGCGCTTCAATCTTCACTAGACGGTCCTCATGATCACGGTAGTCATCCCGTAACCGTTTGTGTCCCTGTTCGGCCTGTTCGTGATTGGCGCGGACTAATTGGAACACGGCCGACTCCCGTCCTGGGGGACCCATCGGTTAGGCACATGCCTCCGCGCATGACATTCAGGGCTTTCCCAACTTCTGAAACGAGGGCGACTTCAAGAGCTTCATGACCGCAGCCGGCGGTGGGAGTCCTGCGGCTTTCACGGAGCCGACATACGCATCCTTCAACGCTTCTGCGTATTCTGCGCTCCCGTTGGCGATGATGCGAATCGCAACCTTCGGGTCCATACCCATCGATATCGATTCACGGATCAAGCCAACATCGTCGGCGAGTGATTGTGCCGTCTCAGCCGCGATCTTCGGCGCCGCTTCAGGTGTGATCTTTCCTGCAGTCTGCATCGCCTTGCCGGCCGTGCGCGCCAGTGGCGGGATGACGATTTGCTTCAGGCCTTTATAGATGTCGCCTTTGAGGATGGTTCGGAGCACATCTGAGCCGCTAACCGACGCATCACCGGCCGCACTAGCTAAGGCTTCGCCAGCACCTCCGAGCATTGGCCGCACTGCTCGGATAGCCGCCCCACCAACTGCGAATGGTGCCGCTGTCGCTGCACCGATGCCCGCTTCGCCAGCCATCTCACCTAAGGCTTCAGGAACCGTCCCAGGGACCGCTTCGCCGCGCAACTTGTTCGCGGCTTGCTTCAGCGCATCCCCGACCATCCCACCGACGCCAGCGCCCGCGACGCCGGTAACGGGTCCACCGGTCGCGCCGACGATACCGCCAACGATGGAGCCAGCAGCCGGGAGCGCATCGACCGCCACGTCCGTCCATGTGCGAGCCTTGGGAACGTCTTTCGCGTTGGAGACTGGAATAGCTTTCAGGAACGCCGATATCTGCGCGTCGGTAGCTTGGTCTGGGATTTCGTAGCGTTGCCCGTCTGGCCCTTCGATGCGGCGCGGCATTAGTCTTTCTTTAATCGAAGCTCGCCATTCGGCCCGAATTCGACCTTTTGAAATCCAGTCGTGCCGCCTTTCGCCGCCCGCGATCGATAGTCCTGCACGAGCGTGTCACCTTCATCACCGTAAAACTCGTGCAATGCGCCAGCGCCAGCCTCGGAACCGAGAGAGGCGATCAGCGCCGCGCGTGCCCGTCGCTTCTGTTCAAGGGCCGCTGGACCGTCGCCAGGTTCGGCGAAATACGTCTTCCGATCGTTCTCGTATTCATGCTCTGGAATAGCCGCCCCTGAATCCTTCCGCAATCTCGCTTCCGTGAATGCCCGCTGCGCTTGGTTGTATTTCTGCCCTGTATCGGATTGGAGCGGGTTCCACAGATATTTCATGCGAGCCGTGCCGACTAGGCCTAACTTCGATACTTGATTCTCGAGAGCCTGCACATCGTCATCGGCTTGCTTGGCGCGATTGAAGAATCCAAGTGCTCTGCGTTGTTGCCCAGTCGGCGGCTTGTCCGCACCTTGTGGCTTCGCGGCTTCGCGAGCCTCACGCTGTTGAGCCAGCGACAATTGACCGCGCGAGATGTTCAACTGAGCGGCCTGATACGGAGACAATGGAGCCGGTTGATTCATCAACGAAAGCGCCTTGGATGGATCGCCGCCAGCCGCTTCGACCGCCAACGATGCCTCCGTTGGTGCCTTCGGCGCGAATGGTGCTTGCAGTAATACCTTATCCCCGCGAGCGATCACATCGCCAGGACCGAGCTTTTGCTCCTTCTCTCGATACTTATCCGACAACGTATCGCGCAATTGCTTCAGGCGTGGTTTCGGATCTTGCCCACTGGCGAACAGGGCCATGAGTGGTTCGGCTTCGGCGTCCTTCAGCCAGCCGTTCGCCTTCCCTGTAGCGATACCCATCATGGCCGCTTGTTCAGTGTCTGGCGCTTCAATTACCGCATTGAGCACGCGCGCCGCATGATCGCGTCTGGCTTCCTCCAGCTTCGAGCCGGAATCCTCAACATCATCCAAGGCTTTCAATGTATGCGCCTGCACGTCCAGCGGGGCTCCAACACGCGCAAAGCCTTCCATGATGCGCTTCCGATCGAAGCGCTTCACGCCATCTGGCCCTTCGACCATCGCCTGCGAGACGATCGCGTTGACCGCCTGATCCATCTGCGCCATCTTCGCTTTCGCGGCGTCCTGTTGCTGGAGCGCTTGTTGACGGTATTGCAGCTCGCCCGCGCGTGTCTGCGCGTTGAGTTGTTGCGCTTCCATCTCGGCCCGTTGCGCCGCAGCTCGAGCCCGACGCTCCGGTATCGACGCCACGGCTTGCGCGAGTGATGCCAATGTCGTCCACGTCTCATCCTGTCGTGGTCGGATCGTGCCGGTGAGGAGATCGAGCGGATCAGCCATTAGCGATGCCAGACACCGATACCGGGATTCTGTGACGGATCGAGGAATTCAGGATCGCGCCCGCTGAACGCCGACAAGCCGCCCCACAGTCCACCGCCGGGCAGGAACATCGGCCCGAACATCGCGATCCCTTTCAGCGTGTTTTTGAGCAGCCGATGTTTAGCTTGGCGCTTTTCTTCTTCGGCGGCGATGCGCTCGCGCGCCTCTTGCGCTTTGATGTCTCCTTCTCGGAGCATCATTTCCGCGATGTCTTGTATGAGGCTCATAAGCTCACCGTCGTTGCTGCGCCAAGATCATTTCCAGTAACGCGCCCATCGGATGCTGTGGCTGAGCAGGTCCCGGCATCGCGCCGACCGCTGGCTGACCGAGAATCGACACGGGTTGTGGACGCAGAAACGCCGGATGCGTGCCGGCTTGCGCGGGCATCTGCGTTGGCGCATTGCCCCATCCCCGCGGCATCTGGGGTGTGATCGGAGGCCCATAGAGCGAAGGCCAGCCCATCGTCATCGGCTGTGCGCCTTGCTGTTGCCACGGTAAGCCGCGTGTTGCGAGATCGCGGAGCGTAAAAGAGTTCGGCATGACGTTACGCGAACGGCGCGGTTGCGCCGCGCAAGCCGAGGTCCGCGAGACTCAGATAGCGATTGACGGTATCGCCGTAGAGTTGATCCGCGATGCCGGTGCCGTAGCGTGCGAGCGCTTTCAACGTGCCGCCGGTCAGCAACGTGCCGCGCGCCGCCGCGCTTGACTGGACGGCCCGTTGCCCTTGTCCAAAGGCGAATTCGTAGCCGGGCACACCGCGGAGAAAGAACTCCATCGGATTTGTCGCCGGCAGAATGTTCTGCTGTCCGGTGAACATGCCTTGCGCGGGCTGTGTGTAGTTGTAGCCAGGCAATCCGCTCGAGCCGCTGGTCGTGTTGAGGAGATCAGCCATACATTAGACCTTCGTGTAACCCATGTTGAGATACCACGCCAGAATGCTCGCCGGGACGGTAATCGTTTGTCCGCCTCTTGTGACTTGCACCGTATCCGTCGCCGGGACAGTGGTATTAGGAATGTGCGGCGTTGGCGACCACGGCGGAATGCCGCTCGTATCGGTCGCGGAGTCTGGAGGCGTGCCTTCCCCGCGTCTCCACGGTTCATCTTCTGGGATGTATTGCTGTCCCGTCGCTGGATCAATCACTGGCCGTATGCCAGGCACGGGCTTTTCGAATCCGACATCGCCGACCTTAAACGTCGGCGCAACGTAGCCGGGAAATTTCTGGCCTGGAAACGCGCTGGACGGTGACCCTGGATAGACTCCAGTCGATGTGCCCGGAAACGTCCCAGGCCGACCCGGACCACCAGGACCGCCCGGACCACTCGGACTGCCAGGCCCGCCTCCCGTGCTAGGAGACGTGCCGGGATTCGTGCCAGGAGGTCCACCACCACCAGGCGGATTGATCGGAGGCGGTGATCCTCCAGGCGGGTTGTAGTTCGGCAACTGCAACCCGAGGAGATTCATCAGCATCGTCGTCGCCGAGGCACCGGCATCCGTGTAGGGCTTCCGCAGCCCTTTCATGTATTCGAATTGTTCTTTCGTGAACGCGAGCGCGTTACGGGCAGCTTCGGCTTGGGCTTCCGTTGACGCCATCGAGGCCGCGATTTGCGCTTGATTGCCGCTACTGCACATAATTACGGCCTTTTCTGGAGGGAAATTTCAGCCATATGATACCCCAATCCCTCTAACGACTTGCGCTGTTTATCGTCGTGGACGCCGATCGATATCACGGCTTGGTGTTCGCGCGCCCATTCCTCCGCGACTCGGAGCAGCATCAGCCCGCCACGCCCACGCGCGGAAGGGTCGACATACCACCAGACATTCGAGGCCATCAATTCCCCGGAATAGATGTTCGTAGAGAGCGACATCGCGATCGTGCCTCTCACGGCATCGCCTTGCACGAATACCCACGCTGCCGCGCCGACTGTTGACACCGCCCACGCCATAATGGTGCGGATACGCTGCTCACTCGGCGGCACATGATGCCACGGCATGTCCTGCCAGTGTGCCAACGCGAACGGGATCAGCACATCGATATCATTCGCGTCAGCCTCGCGGATGTAACAGGACTTGCGAGCTGGTAAATCCTCCACCGCCATGATGGCCGTCTTCTCCGATGGGACGAGTTCACGGACAGTCATACGAGTATGTTTTGGTGAATCATGCCCAGATCGTTCCAACGATGCCAGACTGGAAATATGTCAACCCGGCATCGCCAAACCAGGTCGTCGTGCCAGTTGCGCCAGATAGCTCCAACCACGGTAAAATGTGGTAGCCCAGTCCAGGCATCCCTTTATACGTCCCCATACTCAGCATAGTGACACCGATCCCAGCGGTGCAGACTAATAACTGCGCCGAGTTGACGGACGTGGAATCGACACCGATCCCTGTCGCCGTATTCGCATTGGAGGATGCATTGGAGTGCGTGGCCTGCGCCTGCGCCTCAATGAACGACGACGCCGATCCGGTAACATACGCTAATTGATTCGCCGTGTTGCTATTGGCTTGCCGGAACGTGGCGGTCGTGTAATTCCATGTATCCGTGGTTTCTGGCGTATTGACCAAGGATCGCGGCACTTGATTATAGGCATTCCAGACAAACCGGAACGCCGCCGCATCGGCGGTCACATTCGCCCCACTCGCCCGAATTGTGCCTACCCAGCGGTAAGCTGCGGTCCCGCTCTTGATGATGATGCCGCTCTGCACACCAAGCGCATCGGCGCGAGTCGTATCGTTCGTCCAAGCCGCCGATAGCACAAGCTGCGGCGTCCCACTGTTATAGTCCACGAACACGTCGTAGTTTTTTCCGCTGGTCAGCGTCAACGCGAGCGATAATTGCGTAAATGTCGCATTCACCAGTGCCGATCCGTTATACAGCGTGATATTTCCATTGGTCTGCGCAACACCACTTGAGGTCGATGGTGTGTAATATAGCGTCCCTTGCGCCGTCCGATCTGATGAACTCACCGGAATGCCGCTTTCCGTCGTCAACCGCCCTTCGATCGTGGATGGTAAAATGACTGGGACGGCGCCGCTTGACGTGAGTTGATGCCAGCCAGTCGAGTAGAGCCATAACTGGCCGGTGTCGGTTTCATACCAGAGATAGACCGGCTGTGTCCCACCGGGCGGAGACGGGGTAAATGCCGTGCGCTGCGCGTTGGTGCCGTATTGCTGGAACGTCGGATAACTCGTGTCGCTCATGGCGTATAACTTATATACAGAAAGTTGCCAGCGCCGTCATCCATCGGGCTCGGCGGATTCGCCCCATCACTCATCACGACGTAATCGGCGCCCGTCGTGGACGCCGAAATCACGACGGTCACGCCATTAATGCGCGCCTTGAGTTGATTCGTGGTGGAGTTATACCAGACATCGCCATTGACTAATGACGACGGATCGCCAGCCTGCGCGCCGACATTGACGCCCGCATTCGTCGCGTCTGGATTGAACGTCTGCCGCACACCATCCGCGAACGCGAACAGTCCAGCATCGCTCAGCGTCGTGTTGCTATTCTGGATGATGGTGCCAGTCGTGCCATCCCACCGCGCAATCGCGTTGTCGGTCGAGAGCCTAGGCCCGAACACGTCGCCGGCTGTCGTGAACTCCTGAATGAACTGCATCAGCCACATATACCAAGCCCTTGAGATGAGCCCGGTCTGCGGATCAGCGATCGGTTCGTGCGGCGCCTGAAAGAGCAGTGGGCGTGGCATTAGCTTGTGCCCACCGTGAAGTCTTGTGGTAATTCGCAGGCAATCCAACCGACGAACACGGGCGCATCGCAGATCAACTCTGCGACAGGATTGCGCATCCCTTGACAGAACCGCGTCAGATACGCGCGGATCTGCGGCTCACTGGAGGCGCCGAGCGGCATGTCTCGGAATGGTCCCCAGTTCACGCCGCCGTCTGGACTGATCCGCATCGACATGACGGGATCAGTATCGTCGGCATTCCCCACGCCCATCTGCGCGACGATTTCAATCCGAGGAATGAAGATCCGTTTATTGCCATCCCACGGGAGCCGAAAGCGGCGATACACCCGCATCTGACTTGTGGAGCTTTGAAACGTGTTCGTGACCGTGACGGTGACGGCTTCGCCAGTGCCCAGCACAATCGCGTCGTGCGGACTTCCGTCGCTCACTGAATAAGATGCCGCCCATCCAGTCGGTGCCTGTTCCGTCACACCATACGTGCCAGCCGACAGACCACTGAATAATTGCGATTCTCCGTCCATTAGCGTGAACGTCGATGGCGATAAACCTCCGGTTGTTGCAAAAGGAAATTGCGTCTGTCCGCCTGGGATCGGTGTCGCGTTTTTAATGACAGTGATCGAGGCTTGCGGATTCGCGCCACATGCGTTGGTGGTTCCCGTCAGGTTATGCGCGAGCACCAGCGCCCACACTTCGCGGGCCGGCGAACTGGCCGTAGTCCAATTCAGCGCGAGATTCGTCGCAGTAAGCGTGCATGAGGCCGCAGCATCCACGACGCTAGTAGACGCTCCGAGCGCCGTAGCCAGATTGATGCACTTCGTGGTTGACGACAATCGATCGCGGGCGTAGGGATTCGACGTGCCGTGTACGTCCTGAACTCCCCACCACTGCGACATATTCGAGACGCCATCGTAGACACCGAAGTGGAAATTAATGTCGACGTTCCCCGCGCCAACAGTGTGCGGCTTACAGACCGAACCGAAAAAGGCGACGACTGGGTCTGTCGCAGTCAGTGCAATATTCTGCGTGCCAGTCGATGTCGGAGGAATGATCTGCACGAGATTCGCGGACACCGCTGAGCCGCCAATCGCAAGGTAGCCAATGTTCCAGTTCGGCGTGCCTGATACGGTGACGGTAAAGCCATTCGCCACGAATGCGACCGAGACAGGATCGGAAATCGTGGTCGATGTAAACGCAATGTCCTCTTGCACGACCGCATCAATCAAAAAACTGGCCGACTGTGATGAGCCAGGACCCATCGCGCCGCCCCAGCCCACTTGTTGATCCGGCCCGCAAAGCGTGGCAAATCCGTAGCTATTGTCCGCGCCAGCCACATTCCCGTCACTGCCCGCATCGACCGTGCCTAATTTCAATAGCGCGACGGGATCGAAGCCCACATTAACAGTGCCAGATCCAGGCGTGACATCGTATAAGCCGACTGCGCACGACACATTCGTTCCGCCGATAAGGATGGCGAACCACTCGGCTCCGGGCGTATTATTCAAGTCCAGCGTGATCTCGAAACTGCCGACATTGAGAGCACTAACGTAGCCGCTGAGCCTCCGCTCATAACCGCCGAAAAACACCTGAGCTTGCGTAACAACGAGAGAATATACGGCGCTATAGCCGCGCGCAGACACTTCGACACCGAACGCCTCAGAGACGCCGACGCCAGCGCCGATATGCGTCGTGCCGTCGTCAAATCCAAAGCTATAAATTTCGGAGTTCGTCCCAGAATTGTCGGCACACGTAAAGATGATGGCTTGCGCGGTCATCGACGGATAGCGCACATGGCTGATCGTTTGCGATCCAGCACCAGTGCGGAGCGTAAACGGGATGGTTTCAACTTGGAGAGACATTACGGATTAGGTCGCTAAATCCTGGCTAAAGAGCGATGATGATTGCTCATAGACCGTGCCGGTGAGTCGATCGCCGACAAGATGCTTTCCGAAACAGAAGCAATGCGAGATCGGGCGATTCGGCAACCATGATTGATCGGCTTCAACCCACAAGCCGCGCTCATGCCAGCGGTCCATCGTGAGATCAAAGACGGGCGTGGCATCGTCGCGCCCTTCCATGTGGAAGGAACAGAACCAATGCCCCACCTCTTGATACGTCCATGCGTGCCCATTCGTCGCCGGCTGCGCGAGGAGTGTTTCCACGCCGAACGTCGATACACGCTGCGGTGTATAGCCGTTCGCCATGACGACGATCCCGGTGCCGTCCGTGTCGAACGTCGCCCAAATCACGGTATTTCCGATCCGTTGTAGGAGCGCATTCAGCGCGCAGCCCTGCTCGAGAAACACGCCTTGCACGGGCGCGAAGGGAAAATCGGGATCGCCGTTGTCATACCAGACTTCGCCGGTTTCCGTCCCAAGCAACCAGATTTCCCGATGCGAGCGCCGCATGGAGGTGAGGTTGTCGGAGCCTTCCGACCGTTCCGCGATGTCCAGGCCATCCCAATCGGTGCCGTCTTCAAGCGCGGAGATTTGAAACGCGCGGGATTCACGGATCAGAACGAGGAAATAGCCGTCTATGAACTCGCCGGCCGCGGCTTCTCCTTGCGGGAAATCCACGTCGGCGATGAGCGTCAGTGTGTTCGCGATCGTATCGAAGATGTAGCCATTCAGCCCGGACGTGATGAACAGTTGATGGCCTGCTGTGCCGTTGCTCGAGAACGTCGGCACGAAATCTGGATTCGTTGCGACCGTGCCGTAGTTCGTCCAACTCCCATCGCTCGCTATTTCTACGAAGATATCGCCAGCAATGGCCCACATGCGGCCATCCTGCGAAAACACTTCGGTCGAGATGCCCGATCCGCCGATCGATGCGAAGATCGACAAGCCTGGCGCTTTGCGGAGCCAGCGTTGCCCCTTTCCAACGCCAGGCTCGACTAATTCCTCATACGCATTGATCGTGCGATCGGGCGCCGCACTGAGCGCGTAGAGCGTATTGGATGGCCCGATGAAGTTCTCGACGATCATCTCACCGCACTCTGACGTTGCTTGCAGCGGCCGGGACTTTTGTCCCGGCAACCCCAAAAGGGTTTGACGCGGACGAGACGTTGCAGGCCGATTGCCCGACGCCGCCGCAGTCTGGACCGATCGACGTGATTTTGGCGGTATATAACGCTTCTGGCGTGATCGGAATAGCCGCAGGCAATGCGACCGTCGCTAGGCCGGCCGCATTCGCGACGGGCTTCCCGAGATCCTGCGTCCACATGAGCGCGCCGATCTGCGTCATTGCCGTGGACACCATTTCGTAGCGCGTCAACACCAGCGCGCCATCTAGTTTCGTTGCCATATGGTCCACGGACACGGTGAAATCCACGAAATGCGGATTGGCAACGGTCTGCGCGTGAGCACTCGCGGCGAACAGGAGCGCGACGAACGCGAGGAGTAACCGTTTCATGATGCCCCCTTGGGATGCGTCAGTAACCACAGAAACACAGGCTCGCGATCGGCTGGGCGTATGTCGCTCGCGCGCATCAGTCGTCCACGATAGCGATAGGCTAACTGCTTGATCCGGTTCAGTTCGACTTGACCGGATGCGCGGTCGCGCCGATTGCGTGTCGTATTGCGCGCGTGAATGAAACGGCTCATGGCTTCGACGTGTCGATCTCTGCCTCTGGCATGGCGATACGAATCTCGCCGTTCTCGGTAATGGAGTCTTTGAGCCCCAACCGATATTTCGCAGACACATAGTGTCGCCAGGCGGCAACCACGGCTTGGGCGTCAGCAAGTTGCTTGAGCACAAACCGCTGATACGCCAGGTCCGACGCTTCAATCTGTTTCGTGTCCATATAGAGTTATCCGATCGCGACAAGTTCACCGAATGATCCGCGCAGAATTGTCACCGCATTTCCATTGACTTCCGTGCGGAAGCGTAGACTGAACGCGCCGCCGTTCGCGGCCGTCGAGATCGTGCCGACCAACGAAAATGGCAATGCCGTCGACGCACCAGAATTGAGCGCCGCGATCGGCGCATCATACGACCCGATCGCCGCCGAGAACGGCGTCGCCGCAGCGGTATAGATCGTCCCGACGGCCCGCATGAATGTCGGGCTCGCTGGCCCGTTGACACTCAACTGCATCCCAGTCGTGGCCGCTGCCGATGTATACGCGCCCGTGAATTCGAATTTGTAGTTGGCGTTCGGCGCGAGAATAAACTGCAAATTCGGCACGTCGATAAAGGCTGGATTTGATGTCGGTGCATCAGCCGACACGCGCACGCCAGTCACCTGATCGTCGGCGAGTCCACACATCCAGACTTCCGACGGCTTCAACGTGAGGCTTCCGCCGGCCACTGTCGCGGCCCATGTGATGACCTGTGCGCGCACGGCGGATGTAAGCTGCCCGAGCCCTCGCGCGCTGCCCGCAAACGCCAGTTGATCCGACAGGACTTTGCCGGCGGAATTCATGACCACAAACGACACACGCAGATCCGTCGCGTTCGTGGCGCTAATTTCGCCGAGGAACACATTCGCGAAGGCCATTAGACCGCCGGGTAGAAGATCACGGTGTAGCCCACCAGTTGCGCGGTATCGCCAGAATTTGCCGTGGACGCATTGAAGTTGAGAAAGGAATCAGCCGTCGTATCGATCGCGCCGACCGTAGGCGCGGCAGTCGCGATACCCCACCCGCGAACGTCGAGCGTACTCCCCGAATAGGCAATCTGGGCATTTGTGGCGTTGGTGTTCCAGAAGTGCGCGCAGGTGTGCGTCTGGAGTGTCGTCGCGGCAGCGCTGACGTTATACAAAATGGTGCCGCTTGACGTGGCGCCTGATGTTGTGTTGTGTCGGAGGATCGGCGCCTTCGTGCTGTTCGTGCCTGTGTATTTCCACAACATTTCAACAAAGATATGACCATTCGCCCCGAGCAGGTTCGCAGGCAATGTCACGACAGCCAGATTGGTTTCGCTCGCCGAGTTCGTCGTCGATGTGGCGGTCCCACTGCTCCCGATGATGACGGGCACAGTGCCAGTCGCAGCCGGAATCGTCACGGTCTTTCCACCGCTCACGAGATTCGTCGCAGTGTTGCCAGAGATCGTCTTGCCGGTGATCGTCTGCGTCGCGTCGGTCGTCACCACGCTCGTGGAGGCGTTGCCAGCCGTTGTGACTTTCAGGTCAGCTCCGGCTAACGTCACCACGTCGCCGACTTGCGTGAGTGTGGCATCTCCGTTGTCCCAATTAATGACGCCGCCTTCAGCAAGGAATAGATCCGACCATTGCTTCGACGTAGAGCCGAGCGCCGCACTGTCACTGGTGCCCAACACCAACGCGGTATTGATCGCAACTGACGCGAGATTGTCGAGCGCGGTCGTAGCGCCGCTCCCGCCCGACACGTTCGTCCAGGTCGTATTGCCTGATCCGTCCGTGGTGAGCGAGAAGCCGCTCGTGCCAGCCGTCGTAGGCAGCTTCATCGTCCACGTGCCGGCCGCATCCGCCACGGAGAGCGTCACCGTGCCGCTCGTGGTGCCCTTGAACAGCGTGGCGCCTGTCGTGCCGGATGCGGTCCCGAGTGTCGCCGTGCTTGCCGCTGAAATGGCCGCGTCGAATGTCACACTGGTCGTGCCTGCAATCGCGAGGACGTTATTCGTCTGCGTGATCGTCACATCGCCGTTGTCCCAGTTGATGACGCCCCCTTCCGCCAAGAACAGATCGGAGAATTGCAAGGCCGATGTCCCGAGCGTAGCCGTGTCGTTCGTTGCAGGCTTGATCGCTCCACCGCTCCCAAGCAGAATCGGATTCGCCCCGGTAATCTCGATCGCGGGCGCCGTGCCAGATGTGAAATTGTGCAGGTAGATCCCGCGTGTCGCCACATCGCGAATGTCAATGGCCGTCCCAATAAGGGATTTACTACCCGCCGTGGCCCGCCAAGGGGAGCCCGTGCCCCCAATCTGGAGCGCGGTCGTAAAGCCAATTACATCCGTCGCGCTGTTGTGGGCAAATCCTCCGATGTAGATCCCCGCATCAATGGCGAAGCTGTCCGCCGCCGCGTGCGTCGCGTCCCCGAATCCGTAGCCGGCTAGCAGATTGATACCGGCCATCTCGTTGTCGATGGCCGAACCGTTGTAGTTGTTCTGAAAGACGATGGTGTAGCCGTTGAGCGAGTTCGGCTGCACGGCAACCGGGCCGATGATCTGGTCGTCGGTGAACCATCCGCGCCCAGTCGGGCCAGCGCTTTGCGTGTAGCCAGTCCCGATGTTGTAGACCAACTGGCCCGCGTGGGCGGCGACTTCATTGCTCACGTCGCCGCTGCCATAGACTGTCACGGTAAACGAGGCCGCGTGTGCCGTGCCGATCGCGGCCACACCACCCAATCCATATTCCAGCAAGCCGGTCACGCCGCCAGACAAGAACGTCTCTGGGCTCGCTGTATTGGTTTTGGTCAGCGTGCCGACAAAGATCGAAGGTTGCCCATCGAACGGTAACGCAGTCGGATCGTAGGCATTGTTGATGGTGACTTGCGCCTGAATACTGCCCTCGATCGAGAGCCGCGGAGTGAGACGCCAATCATCCTCAGTGACGCGGGCGCCGAAAAAGGTATTCCCCGGACCAGAGATATTAAGGCTACCGTCGTTGCTGATCCAGCCGCACGTCGTCACCGCTGGCGTCGTGGCATTGATGAAACTGAACAGACAGGCGGTATCGTCTGGTTGGCTCAGCGTGAGGATATTAGTAGCTCCAGATCCGCCGGCCAAAGAGATCCGCTCACCGGACAGGATATTCGTCGTTGAGTTATAGGTGAGCGCCGCATCGCCGCCGATAGTATCGGCTCCCGTTCCGAAAGCCACTTGCGTCGCGGCGATCGTGCCACTGATAGTGCCTCCGCCGCCCCCACTAGTGCCCGTGAAGTCAAACGGCGGACCCAGAGGATTGATCGTGACGGCCATTTACTTGAGGGGAGGCGTGCGCGTAACGGTGGAGATGGTGCCCTTGGAGGAATCCGTATAGACGATCGCGACGACGCAGACAGTTAGCCCAGAGGCGCCGCCCACCTTGAATGTGAAGGTATCAGTCGTGGACCCGGAGGCATTCGACACGTAGTCATAGATCGGCAACACCAGGCCCGATTCGATGACTTGAGAATGCCCGTCAACATTGTTCACGGACGCACTTACCGCACGGACACGAATGGATCGTTGCCGACGCCAGTGACGTTGCCGATGCGCTCATTCACTTCCTGTCGGATGCGATCCAGCGCAACACGCGCGTCTTCGGTTTTCTTCTGCGCCTCCGATACCATCGCGCCGTAATCCGCCTTCACGGCGTCGAGTTCGGCTTGCTTCGCCTTCACCGCTTCATCGGCCGATTTAGCGATCTCGGCGAGCTTCTTCGCCTGCGATTCGTAGTTATCGAAGGCTTCATCCAACTTCGTCAAGAGGTCATTGACCTTGGACATCGTTCTAGGCTCCTAGCTGTTCGTGGCTGCAAACAAGCGCACCGAGACGGTTCCGCTCGTGACCGCGCTGGAGATTCTGGCACGCATCGCACCAGCCAGCAAATTGACGGAGACGCGATGCGCTTTATCGATCGCCGCCCAATTCACGGTGCCTTCCACGACCCAGACGCCATCATAGTTCCGATAAGGCGCCGACTCGATCAGGACCGTGCCGGCCGCAGACGTGTGATCGAAGTAAACATAAAACGAGGCCGCGACGAACCGACCACAGATCGATGCCGGAACTACACCGATGCCGGTGGTGTCTGCGGCTGTCTTTGCATCGAGGAGCAGATACCCTTCGTCGGCCGTGAGATTGATGTTGATGCCGCTCATGCCTTATCCGTTCGAGGTGTTGATGTTGTAGTAGCCATGGCGATCATGCGTCCACGCGGGATCAATCGGCATGTCGCTGAGTTGGTTGACTGCGTTGGTGCGCTTACAGATCGCCATCGATTCAGCCGCGCCGCGCATCACGTCCGCGCGCACGTTCTCATCCTTCACCGCATACGGTGTCAGCAGCCGCTTCGCGAGGTTGTATTCCAGCAGTTCTTCGAAGCCAGGCGGCACGGCATACGAGGTCGTTGCCAGATCCGAGAACGTCGCGAGCATGTTGCGCCGATACAGCACGAGTGCATTCGTCGCGATGTTCGGAATCGGCCACAACTGAATCACGGCCAGATCGCGCGCATAGTTCGCGTTGAAGTAGACGCCGGTCGCGAGCGAGTTCGACAACGACTTGACTTGGATGCTCTGCCACGCATCGTCGGTAAAGATCGTCCGCGGGATTTCAATCGTGGAGTTATCCGACGTGAACGCCTGAATCGTCGTTGTCGTGACGGTTGAACTCGGCACGACTTCGGCCACAGTAATCACGGTGTTCGCGCCGAACACGGACGAGACGACGGTGTAGACGCCATCATTCGCCCCGCCGGCGACGACGGCTTCTGTGCCTGATGTGAATACCGCCGTCACATCCGTCGCCACGGTAAACGTCCCGTTCGTCGGAGACGCCGCAGCGAGCGTGTAGACCGTGCTGATGGATGGATTCTGGAGAATCGCCGCGCCTTCCAACTCGAACGGGCGCGTGGTATCGAAGTCTCCACCGGACCCGATCGTGTAGGTGCCTTGGTCGGCCACGAGCGGGAAGACTTCCCGCGCTTGAAACGCGGAAATCATTTTTTGGTTGTTGAGGATCTTGACGAGGTTGTTCAGGCGGCGGCGCGCGTCGATGTAATCATCAGACGCGAGCGAGCCGCCGAACAATTCTCCCGGCTGCTTGATGTTGCAAAGGTCTGCAGCCCCGTCGATGACATCTTGCGCGGTAACGCTCATCAATCACGACTTTACGTGCCGATCGCAACCCATTCGAAATTCTCGGTGCCGGTCGAGGCGATCAGCGTGCAATCGCCCGTCGCCGTGACCTTCCACGCATAGACGGCCAGCGCGCCGGTCGCGTAGTTCGTGGACGCGACAGTGAGCACGCTCGTGCCCACGCCTGGCGCCGCCGTGCCTTCCAGCGAAACCGTCGCCGCAACGACGGTCGAGAGGCCCGTGGTCACTGGCGTCGGATTGGACCCGTCCAGTGCTGTCACGCCGCGAGCCACTTTGTAGCCCGCCGCGACACCCGCGGCATACGGGATCGTCGCCGAGGACGCGATCGTTTTGTTCGTCAGCGTGTTCGTGGTGTCGGTGCCGACGATCGTTGTGCTCGTGTTCGGAAACGTCAACGTGACCGCACCAGACGAGGCTGGATACGTCGACGTGGTGATGTTCGAGCCGCCGCCCGTCGCGATCTGATTCGTCAACGCCGTCAATGTCGCCGTGGTGCTCGAGGTTGTCGTCGTGCCGGCGTTCGTCACCGTGCCTTCGAAGCGCCAATTACCGGTGACGGTGTAATCGTCCGCCGGGATAAAGGCGCCGCCGTTGTTTTTATTCGCCATTTATCGTGTCTCCGTTTTCGGCTGACGCCGCAGAATCGGCGTCTCCGGAATTTCGGCGACATGCTGTGCGGTCGTCGCCTCGAAGCGCGCGGCTTCGGCTTTGGCCTTCTCGCTCATCAACTGTTCGCTGTAGGCGCGTTCTGCCGCAGCCACAGCCAACCGCTGCTCGGCTTCCTCGAATGCCGCATGTGCTGCGGCCTGACCCTGGCAGTAGCCGCGCGACTGCAGATTGCGCGCTTCGACTTCATCCGCGGCATTCAGTTCGTGCTCGACTACGATCTTGCCGCTCATCTCATCGCGCTTGACCTTGAAGAATCGCGCCGGGTATTCCTGAAAGCCAACCACTTCGCGCGGGCGTCCCGGCGGGCCGTATGGCGAGTAGCCCATCTCCCATTTCGCCATTTCTTTGGAATAGGCAGAGGCGGGGTTGTGGACAACCCCGCCCGGCCCTGATCGATCCGTGAATGCTGCCGATGCCATGTCTGAATGCTCCTTACGACAGCGCCACGTCGAATCCGGTCGTCGTGCCGGAGAGTGCCGGACAATACCAGAGTTCGTTGTAGGCCAACAGTTCGATCATGGACCGCCCACTCGCATCCTGCGTGAGCGTGACAATGGCGGACCCACCGATCCCGCCGGCCACAGTGATGACGTGCGCCGCCGCCGTCAGATTGAGAATCGTGAGCTTGGACCCGTTGAGGTCCTTCGACGGCACGGCGAGCGTCATGCCGGTATGCGCCGTGCCGCTGATGACGGCGATGGCATCACCACCAGCCGGCGGCAAGGCGATCGCGCCATCCGCTGAGTATTCATTGATCACCCTTCCACGCATCGCGATCGGGAAGGCATCCACGGTCTGTGGCGTGCCCTGCTGTGCCCAATCCGACGCCACGCCATCCGTGACCTGTGCGCCGGACGGATGCGCGACGGCAACCGTGCCGTCCTGTCCTCGGAACACGGGCACAGTCAACGATCCCGATACGTAGCCTTTGGTGACTTTGAAATCCTCATCACCGATGCGGAGTTTGTGGCCGATGGCGATCCCGGTCGCTGCGGCCACGGTGATCTTCTTGTCCGAAACCGCGCACGCGGCGCCAAGTGTGGTGTTGACAAGTGACATGACTTAGCTCCACAGCCGGACGGCGAAGTAGGGAAGAATCGCTGCGACCCCGCCGATGGTGTCGCATCGCGACGGCTGCTGATCCGTCTGGATGTTGTATTGCTCCACCCAGCGAATCGCAATGTTCGTGTCCTTGTCGCCAACCGTCTTCGCATTCGCACCCGCGAGATTGTCCGGTAGATCGACCATCGCGAACGCGAAGGCCGCCGGATTGAACATCAACGACTGCCGCGTGCTCTGCGTCGCCAGCGTCGCCGAGACGGCGCCCGTCGAGCCGAGGAACGTCAGCGGCGCATCGTTGGCCGGCGAGTTCATCACCGTCTGGAGCTGCCCGCTCGGAATGATGCTCGGCGAGATGTTGAGTGTCGCCGTGCTCGAGCCCGACACGTCCGCCGTCAGCACGAACTGCTGCAGCGATCCGGTGTCGGTGTAGCTCTCCGGGTTGACGCCGTTGACGCCCGCGATCGTGAACACGTCGCCCTCTTTGAGCGCATACGTGCCGCCACCGTCCACCGTGATCGATGATCCGGTCTGGCCCGCGCTCGTCATCTGCCACGAAGACGAGGTAAACGTCCCGGTCGTGTGCGTCGGGATCAGCGGGTCCCAATACCATTCGTTGACGCCGAGTGCGGCGTTGGCGAACTGGCCGGTTTTGAAGTAGCTCGAAATCTGCGCGGAGGGATTGAACAGCGCGAAGTTCGCGGCGAGCAGCGCCGACTGCGTGAGCGGATCGATCACCGCGCACAATTCGTCGTCGGGGACGGCGTTGTTGTGCAACAGCGCGACGGCATCGGTCCATGTCTTGTTCGAAGACAACGGCGTGCCAGGCGAGCCGGCCGAGAAGTAGACCGACTTGTAGACTTCGGCACCGGCGACGGCGTCCCACTTGTTCGCCTGTCGGCGTCCCGCGGGCCGGGTGTAGCGGTCCTGCACGCGCTCGACTTCCAACGCGGTCTGCGATGAACTCCACCCCATGCCGACTTGGAACTGATGGTTGATGGTGAGCGGCACGGTCTGATTCAGGATGGACTGCTGCACGAGTCCCTGTCCCTCGAAGACCTGCCAGCGCTGTTGAATGCGAACCTGGACGGTGTCGCCGATCTGCGCGCCTTCGGGCTTATTGCCCCAATTCTGTTTTTCCCAAGTGCGATCGAACTGGCCGATCAACTTCAAGTGATTCTTGAAGTTCATTGCCACGTCCTTGGTAACCCAAGTTGGCGAAATGAATGTATTGGTTGCCAATGCCGTCTCTCAGGGACGGCGACGGTCACTTACCTGCGCTTACGGCCAAAGTATTTTTCGTGGTTCAGGATACTCGAGTCGTCATCGCTAGGCGGTTCGTCGCCTGTCTTCAACGGCCCGGTCCCCAAGGGTGTGGGGGGACGAGGAGCCACGAGTATCGGCTGCTGTGCGGGGGGCGACGCACCCTTCTGAACGTCGATGTCCCGCACGTAACGGTTGAGGCGGCGTCGCATTAACGCGACGGATGGAGCACTGAGATCATCACCGAACGGAATGGCAAACGCGATGGCATCTTCCAAGTGTTCAGGATGAGTCGCGAGATAATACATCAGTTTCGGCGCGGTGTCTACATCGCTCGCGATGGCCTGGATCATGACGTTCGGCAACGCCAGTTCCGGCACGTTCACCCGGTCTAATGCCGCTTGGAAGTCTGGCTCGGTTTTTTCGAACTCCGCGATCTTCGCGTCGAGTGCGGCCTTGACTTCGTGAGACTTCGCAATCGCCTCATGCTGCGACTGTTGCGCGCGTTGCGCCAGAATCATTTGCTGCGCGTCATGAATCTGTCGGCGGAACTCGTGCCCGGCTACGGCGCGGTAATACTCCGTGGCTGGATCTTCAGCCGTGGCGAAGTCTTCCGGCTTCGGCACGGGCTCGGCGAATGGCGCGGGCTGATTGGTCGGCTGCGTGCCGGCTGGCGCGACTTGCTGGTAAGGCTGCAGTTGCTGTTGCGGAGCGGCCGGCGGCGCGCTTGAGGCTTTCCGCGCATCACGGAGCGCTTCAGCCATTTCCACTTGTCGACGCAACCCGAATGCGCGGTCGCTTTCGCCTAGTTGCTTTTCGATTTTGATGCCTGCATCGGCTTCCGCTTGCCGCCAACGCCTCGTGAGTTCCGAAATCTGGTCTACGTCTTTCGCTGTAGCCTGCTGGCTCTGTGCGCGCTTACGAAATCGTCCACCGGGATCGCGGTCAGCGTCGTCGTCGGTCGCGGCTGCGGCTGCGGCGCCGTTCGGCGGTGGAGATTGCGGATCGCGCTGCGCGCCAGGGCCGAATTGTGCTTCGTGATCGGCCAGTGAGGTTTCGACAGGCGCTTCAACGGCTGGCGCTTCACTCGGTGCCGCGACTTCCACGTCCATTAGTCCCCACTTCCATTCGTTGACGGTTTCGGCATCACGTCGGCTTCATGTGAGAGCAAGTCTTTGGCATGGACGTGCTCCACGTTTCGCATCCCGAGTTCGTGCGCGTGCTCCTGCGTTAGCCGGCGTTCTTCCATGAACTTTTCGATCGTCCGCATTTCCTCTTGCCGGGCCTGATCCGCTTGCACGAGCAACTTGCTTTGTTCCGCCAGTTCCGCGATCTGATTCTTCATCTCCGCGATGAGGATCGCCGTCGCGTTGTTGCCCTGCGCGACTTGCAGCTTCGTCTCGTTATCCTTGTCCGTCGTCGCTGCATCAGAGAGCGCTTTGATTTGCGCCTGCTCAATGCGCGCGTGCTTGTCGGCTTTGAGCTGCATCATCTCCTGCGCGAGGAGTGCGCCTTGCTCCATCGCTTGCTTGAGCCGCGGATCGACGGGTTGCCCTTGCTGCAACATTTCCACGACCGGCGGCGCGAGCACGGCGCGATACCGCTTCGCCATGTCGTCATCGCCGGCCAGTTCGAAGAATCGATCGCCAATAATCGCGAGTTGTTCGGGCGACTTCTCGATCAAGCCCGCCATAAGCGAGAGGCGTTCCGCTTGTTTCGTTTCGTAGAACTTCGTCGCTTCGATCGCGACGTTGAAGGAACCATCCTTCGTCAGCGTATACGTCTTCGGCTCGTGTCCTTCGTGCTGCGCCGGATCGTAGGGCTGCGGCATCCCGTTGGCAGTCGGCGTCACGAATGGTTTCCCAATCATCACGCGCTCAGCCTTCTGCGAGCCGTTCATCATCGACACGATCCGGCCGGGACGAATGCCGTAGATCGGGTAGAGCAAATCGTTGACGATCGCGCCTTCGTAATGCACCGATCGGATCAAGTTTGAGAGATAGTTGGACGTGCCGCGCGCCGCTTCGTCCAACAACGTGCTTGCCATTGCGCCAGAGCGCACGTCGGGATGGGTATCGGCGAGATTCGCTTGTCCGATCGTCGCCATGATGGATTGATCGAACGCGCCAATCATGAGCGCCATTGCCTGTATCGGCGGCTCTGCGTTCTGCCGTTCGGGCGGTGGAATCGGCTGGAGCGTGGTCGGATCGACTGCGTTGTAAACCAGATACGGCCAGTTGCGGACGGCTTGCTCTTTCCACTGCGCTTCGAATTGTTCGATCGATCCATTCGCGACAAGCCACGGCGCTTTCGGTGCGAGCGCAATCGCTTCGACCGCGTTACTCACCATCGCGTTGTAGGCTTTCTGTGGATCGCGCGCTGGCCGGACCAATCCCTCGTAACGGCGTTCTTTGTCGAAGACGTGGATTTCTTCGCCGACGATTTTAATGAGCGGAATGAACTTCCCCGGCCAGTCGGTTTCCTCAAGGGTGTTCACGCCATCGATGAGCGCAGACTTGACGGTTTTGACAACGCGCTGACGCTTGCGCTCTGGCGGCAACGCCTTCACGAAGTCCTTGTCTAGCGCAGCGGCTCGGACCACGGAGCCGTCGCCAAGCAGCACCAACTCGTAGCGCTCGCGTTCGTAGCGCCAGTAGCGCGTCACGCGCACGAAACGATTCTCGCCCTCCTGCTGAATCCACCCTGGCGCCGTGTCGGCATACGCGCGCCATTCGTCATCGGTGACGGTGCCTTTCGCGAGTGGATTGTTTTGGCCGTTCGCCATGCGCGGGAACTTGTCGCGATACAAATCCCACGGCATGTCACGACCGACGAAGGCCCATTCGATGTCGGAGCCGTCCGGCTGTTCGTGCGACGGATCGGCCAACACGGCGAATTGATCGTAGAACCGTTCGTAGATGATTTCTTGATCGAACGAATCGGCGTCTACGTCTTGCGTCGAAATGCCATACCAGCCACGGCCGGAAATGGCCGCGCGATTCGCGGCCCACATGCGCGCGTCTTTCGCGTTCGACTGCCGCTGAATCCGCCGCGCGAGTCCTTCGCGCAATTCGATTTCGTTGTCGTCAATCTGTCCGCCGAAGTCATCGGCCGCAGTCACCGACATGCCGAGATCGGCCTGGAGTTCGTCGTTCTGAATTTTGCGGATCGGATCGCGAACTTTGTTGATGGTCAGACATGGACGCGACGGCACGGATGGCGCGGAGCCGTCAGAGCTAGAGCCCTTGCGAAGTTTCTTGATGTCCTCGTCCCATTGCGTTTCGCCCTGATAAAAACCGAGGTCGGCTTTTTCGCGATCACGCTGCGTCTTGTCCGCTTCATCGGCGAACTTAAATCTCTTGCGCGCGAGTTCGAGATCGACAGCCATTCAGGATTTCGCGACGTGGATGGACGCGGAGCGCCGCGCATCACATTTTCGGCAGATGTCTTCGTGTCGCGTGATGTCGTAGCCGCGCCAGTCATGACGTTGGCCGTCCGTGCATGGCGTATCGGTCAGCCAGCGCTCAATCATGGCGGCGTGGAGTGCTTGCGATTGCGGCGTCGAAGTGGATTTGCTCATTTCGCGACGTGCCGTGGTAAGCCCTTGGTCGGTGTGCGGGCGTAGTCGGCGAGCTGCTTGAGCGTCATGGAGGCGCGGAGTTTCCGTGCTTTCGGAAACGTGGCGCCATGTTCGGCGGCGCGCATGAGATTCGCTTGCGCTTTAGAAACTGCGGGCAATGAACCGCTCCTGGCGAATCGGCGGATGGGACCAACCACACTTCATGCAGATATCGCGCTGCTCATCTTGCCGGAACGGTCCAGCATTGCCGCAGTGCTCGCAGGGATCGATTCGCGCGATTCTCACGGAATCCGCCATACGCTGAGCATAGCTTGCCTGCATGAGCACGCCGACCATCTCGCCGATGTCGTAGCTCGCTGGCGAGTCGTAGGCGTCTCGTGTTTTCTGTAATCGTGCGTCAGGCATCAGCGAATCCGAGTTGATGTGCCGTCTGTGAAGATTTCGTAGACGACCGAGTTGCTGGTCGAGAAGCACCGACCATATAGCACGTCCACGCTATCCGCCGCGAACTTGTGGTCGCATAACACGCGAATCGGATTTTTGAGTGGGTTTACCGTCAATTGCGGACGCGGACTCGGAGCGACAGATTCGGAGGCTTCGATCAAAGCCGGAGCGATCGAAGTTGCCGCCACGGCGCCGGCGAGTCGTGCGAAAAACGCGCGACGTTTCAGCGGCTCAGACATGCTTCGAATTCCTTCGGCATCTGCTCTATTGAACAGGTTTTCAAACGCCCATACGCCTCCACCGAAAACGCCACTGTGACGTGTCTGACGCGAATCGTGAAGCACCCATCGGCGTGGACTGTTTCCGCGCGCAACTCTGGATGCCCAAGCCACGACGCGAATTGCTGCCCGATGAAGCCATCACGCCAACCGCGCTTGATATTCGCCTGTTCGATGTTCATCGCTGCGCCTGCTTCGCGGCACGAGCGGCCTTGAACGCTTCGACCTTCTCGGTGATGTCTTTCGGCAGTGGTGGAACTTCGCGTTGTGGATGATTCACGAGGGCTTGATGCACGAATGCTCGCGTATTGGCTCCGCCGAGTTCGTGCTTCTCGATCGCCTCCAGTAGCTTCGTCATTTTCGACGCATCAGCGACGGAGTGCATGACCCACGGATCGCGGGCGAGGTGTCGACGCAATTTCAGCAACCGATCAGGCGTGAGTTCCCGATGTAGGAGGCGCGCGCTGAGGTCATCGGCATCGAAGGGCATTAGGAATCGCCGATACTTTTCTCGCACATGAGGTGAAGGACATGAACGATTGGCTCAAGAACGGCGAAAAGAACCAAGCTCCATCCCCCAGGAACGCCACTAACTCTAGCACAAGTCATCTAGAGCATCCAAGAATCAGGACTGTTCCAGCCAGCATGGTTGGGCGCATAGCTCGACGCACGGGTTTTCGCAGCTCGCGCCTCGCGTTCGGCTTCGGTCGGTCGATTCGCGCAGAAGTTCAGTTCGATATTCGACGCGGCTCGTGCGACGTTCGCGAACCAATCATCGTCTTTGATTTGCCGCACGGGATTATTCGATACCGACCGTAAGTGCTCGTCCCACACGATCCCAGCTTCGAACGCTTGGGCCATGAACGGCCACGGCTCGAGCCCGACATGCGAGACTTTCAGCCAGCGCGATTCGTCGTCGTTGATGCCGAAGGCTTCGTGTCCGCCTGCGTTCCGTCGACGCATGTAACCGGCGAGTTGTTCCACTAGCGCGAGTCGCACATCCGCTGCATTCGCGTTGTCGCGATACGCCGGTCGGAATCCCGCGCGATGCAGGAGCGTGAGATTCGTAAACCGTGTGCCGTTGTTTGCGATTTGTCCGGGCGGTGGGCATGTGGTTTTGAAATGCACGTTCGGCAACATCCCGAACCATTCCTCGCGGTGTTCCTGCACGACTGGTAAAAAATCTTCAAGGAACATATTCTCACCGATGATGCCGGCGAGAAACGCGAGCCCGCCCGAATGGAATCGCTGCGCGACGGCCCAGACGACATTGAACTTGCCAAAATCGAACGCTTCCAGCAACGGGATGGACGAATCAACGCGCAACGAACGGACATGGAGTTGCCGATTGAAGGTTTCTTCGAACACCGCTTCGCCGATCACATTGACGCCGCGCGTGCCGAGAATCATCGGCCCGTGTTTCGCGTGATCGGGCGGGAACGTGCGTTCCATGCGCTCGATGTCGGCTGGATCGAGGTTGTAAGCGTTATCGCGGAGACGCAGCCGGTAATACTTCCGTCCCTTAATCGAGTTGTCAGTTGGGAATCCGCCGTGCCGCCCATCAGCGAGCCAATGATTCGTCCCAGGCGGATTCGGCGAGAAGGTGAGTTGATGCGGGAAGCCTTTCTGCCGCAGCGATGCGCGGAGTTCCTGCCCGATGTCGGCGGGGAGTTCTTCGGACTGATCGGAATACACGCGCGACACGTCAAGGCCGCGGAGTTTTTCGTAACGCTGATTCGCGTTCGCCGCTTTCAGTCCGAACGCATAGACCTTTGAGCCGTTCGTGAAGTTGTAGCAGAGTTCGCGCGAATCCCATTCGTAGTCGGTCGCGCCACGGATGCGGCACAACTCCTCGAATCGCGGAATCAGCTTCGTGCGTGTCGCGGTGTCGGAGTAGCGGAAGATCAAACTCTTGATGCCAGGATATTTCTTCAGGTAGTAAATCTCGTTATCGAGACAGAGCGTCGTCTTCGCGCACATACGCGAGCCTTCAATGTCGCGTTCGGGTGTGAGGTCGTTGAAGATTTCTTCGTGGATGCCTTGCCACGGATTTAGCGATTCCGGTAGCGGCTTCTCGGATTCGGATTCGAGTTCGCTCACGAATTTTTCTCTCCGAGAATACGCGCCGTCCAATCCTGATCGGAGAGTTTTGCGCGCGTGAACTGATTCGCGGTTGTGCGGAGTGGTCGCAGCGGTGCGCGTTCCGGTTCTTTTATCACGACGACTTCAGGCAGATCCGGCGGCGCTGGCCCGACACATTCGACGCAGCGAACGAGCTGGCGCTTCACATGCTCGAACTTGATCGCGAGCATCGGCTGCTGAATGTAGATTCGTTTTCCGCACGCGCCGCACGAGGCTTCGATCTTCGCGCGGGTCCATTGGCTCTTTGCGCTCATAGGCCAGCCTTTCGACGTGCCCACACTTCCTGTTCAAACGCCGACCGTTTCGTCACCGTCGCGAATCGCAAGGGAAGGCCGCGCCGCTGCGCTTCGGCGACAAGTTCAGCCTGAAGCCAGGCGCCGCCGTCGCGCTTCGGGATGACAAGTCCCTCGTTCCACGCGCGTTCGTCTAACACCCAAAACCAACCGAGGAGGTCGAAGTCTTTCGCGAACACACCAAGTGTCTGCTCGCACTCCTGAAACATCCAGTCATGAACCGTAAGTGCCTTGCCGGATATGAGCGGTTTTCGTTTCTTGGATTGGCCGTTTCCGTTGCCGTTATCGGTAGGGGCCGTCGTCGGAGGCGGTTCTGCTTGCTGCTGATCCTCCTGCTCTAACGAATGATCTAAATCTCTCAATAACCCTGATCTAGATGCTTCTGCTTCTGCTTCTGCTTCTGCATGTGTTGACAGTGTTGACACTTGTACTACATCTGATAACACTTTGTTGACGGATTTACGTTCTGTTCGCCGTCTAGCTCGGCGTTCGGCTTGCTTCTGACGGAGGTATTCGCGGCGTTCGTCCGCGTTCATTTTTTCGCGGTATTTGCGGTGGTTGATCAGTCTCCAGCCGCCTTCAACCGTCTCGATTCGCCGGCCCTCATGGTCCTTCGTGCGGGAGTATGGGTCGGGGGCGTGAAGCTCGGCGAGTGCTCGCTCGCAATCCTCGACGGAGACACGCGCGAATGTCGCCAACCCAGGTATCGAGCCCTCGGCAATCCCGTTCATGTCGGCCATCGCCATGAGCGTGATCCAGACCAATCGGGTCTTATCGTTGGCGCTCCAAATAGTCGACGCCAGAATCGATTGGAACAGTTTGGTGTATCCGGGCAATTGAGCGCCAACAGCATACGCCACTTGTCAACAAATCTGTCAACAAATGACGTGTGACCAGCGTGAAATACCCGAGAACAGCCACGCCCATATTCAATTCTGGCGCTATTACGGGCCTGTTCTGGAAACCTCTCAACCTAGACGAGCACGATTTAGAAAACCGTTCACGGGCGAAATGGTTCGCTGCAGAGATAATTACAATGTATGACTAAATAACCATTGACTGATCGACATACTACGTGCTAGGCGCGACGTGCTCCAAGGCTCGAGATCGTCGCGTCTGTATCGCTTTCAAGATATGACTTCCCGCAGTGCGGGCACACTAAATCGCGAGAGCGTATTCCGCAAGGATGTGATGTGCGGACCCATAATTCCAAATTCTCTGGCCGGTTGTCGTCGCGTAGCCCATTGATGTGGTGAACGTTTTCGCCCTTCTTTAGGGTCCGTCCTATTTTTTTCTCCATCACCCATCGATGTTCGGACACCCATGAGTTGCCTACGCGAATAAAAATGTAGCCGTCTGGAGATTGAGAACGCTCGGCCGATAACCGGACGCTTCGTTTTGGCGGTTTCAGGTGAGGTCCGAACGGTGTATATCTGCCGACGACTTTGTTTTCGAGTGGCTTCTGCGCCTCTTCCGCTCGCCTCCGCGCGCTCTCTCGTTCTCGCTGCTTGGCGCGCTCAAGGTTTTGTTCCCGCAGTTCCCGTAAATGCCTGGGGCAGTAGCGGTAGAACACGAGACCATCCGGTCGCTTTCGGCTCGGTCTCCTCTGCACGACATAACGCAGGGCTTCGCAGCCATCCCAGCGGCAGAGGATTTCGTCCTTGGTTGGGTGATGGGTTGACATGGCTTGACAGGATAAACCAAACATGTTTAACATGTCCACCGTGGCAAGTAGAGCGAAACCGAAAATCAAGACCTATTCGATTCGGAGCGTCCCAGCCGAAATTTGGCAGAAGCTCCGCGTGCGAGCGTTACAGGAAGGCATCAGCGTTCAGGATTTGTTCCTGCGCTGGATTCAGCAGTATGCGGAGGGGAAATGAGCCTCGCGTTTGCGAAGCCAGAACGTCGTAAAACGACGAAAGGCCGCAAGTCGCGCAAGGCATCAGCGCGAGCTAAATCGATTCGTGCGGCGTGCGTCGAACGAGACGGTTACTGTCGGATCGGGAAAGATGCCGACGACTACACTGACTGCATCGGCCCGAGCGAGTGGGCGCACTTCGGCGAATTCAAGCGAGCGAAAACGCGCGGGCAGGAACCGGAGCAGCGGCACACCACGGCCGGATCGTTCATGGCGTGTCGTGGGCATCATCGGGATTACGATGCCGTTGAATTGATCATCGTCGCGACGGATCGTGAACGCGGCTGTGATGGCGAGTTGACGTATGCGAAGAATCCTTATTAGGTGCGCGCGGTGATCGTGCAGGGGAAGGGATGAGGCTGACATGAGCGAGATGACGGTTGGACGGATCACGTTTACGCCTGGACCGTGGATTGTGAGTCCTCCGACGCGCGAGAATCCGAGTCAAGCGATGGTGACGGCGTGCTCTGGATTCGTGGGGATCTATTCCGCGCCGCTCACGAATGAGACGATCGCGAACGCGCGTCTGATCGCGGCGGCGCCAGATTTGCTGGCAGCCTGTCAGACGTTCCTGAAATATTGCAAACGGCGCGACGGTTCGCTTGCGGATTTCGAGCACGCCATGATGGCCTTCGTTGAAGATGGGAGCGCGTTACAAGAGTGCATCCATGTGATCGCCGCTGCCATTGCGAAAGCCGAAGGGGCGGTGATCGTGCAGGGGACACGCCGGTGAGACTTTTAGACTTGTTCTGTGGAGCGGGAGGGGCAGCAATGGGCTACTTCCGTGCTGGGTTCACAGAGATCGTTGGTGTGGACATCAAGCCACAGCCGCGGTATCCGTTCACGTTCGTGCAGGCGGACGCAATGACGTATTCGCTCGCCGGATTCGATGCGATTCATGCTTCCCCACCGTGCCAGCATTATTCGACGGCGACTGCGGAACCAGGCCGACACCCCGATCTCTACGTCGCGACACGGCGCCGGCTCGAGGATAGCGGATTGCCTTGGGTGATCGAGAATGTCATCGGCGCTCCGTGTCAATACGGGCTCATGCTCTGCGGGACGATGTTCGGCTTGGAAGCTGACGGTGAATGGCTTCGCCGGCATCGAACATTCGAAACGCCGTTTCTCATCATGCGGCGTCATCGCTGCGCGCACCGGAAGGATCGGAGAGCCATAACGGTGACCGGAAAGTGCTTTTTAACGGTTACGAAAGATTGTGCGCGGCATTCTAGGCAGTCTACGTTCAAGACGGCGCAATCGCTCATGGGCATCGACTGGATGAACCGCCGAGAGTTACCGCAGGCGATTCCGCCGGCCTATACGGAATACATCGGGAAACAGTTACTTGAGGCCTTCACTAGCCGGGGACACGCTCCATGAGTGAACGGCCATGACGCACTTCGGTCGTGGTGCTGTCGGATTCTGAGCGCGACTGGCACTCGAGATGTCGGAGAGATTGCCAAGTTACTGAAGCAAGCTCTACGGGAAGATAACGAACGTCTCGATGCTATGGAGCGAACGGCACGGATACGCGATGAGCGTAGCCGATGATGTGCGAATACACGCTAGAAGTCGTGGCGACGTGTCCAGTGGACGACAAACATGATGTTTATAAACTGACCATTCGTTCCACGCGCATGGTGGAGGTTGAAGACATCCGTCGACTCACGGCGCAATGCGTTACCGAGAAAATGTTGCAGGAAGATTTGACGGAGCGTATTCATCGCGCGTTAGCCTGCGAAGTCGAGACGATCGGTTATCACTCTGGCGTGCGGACGAAGGTGACTTGCGGAGCGACGGCGTGATCCTTTTCGTTTCAGGCGCGACGGCGACGGTGAAGAAGTATCGCCGCTGTGGGGAACTGATCGTGCCGGAAGCTGGCAACTCGCCGGATTCGCTGCGGCTGTTGCCTGGCTTGTGGGCGGGCGACTGCGGGTGCTATTCCGCGCCTTTTGGAGAAGTGGACATCGCGGCGTTTATGCTGATGTTGCAGCGTTTCCACGGTCGGAGAGGATGCCGGTTCATCGCCTGTCCTGATCGGGTAGGGGATGCACATCAAACCCTCTTGCAGTGGCCATTTTGGTCGCGCGTCGTCCGTGGCGCGGGCTTTGTGCCAGCTCTAGTCGGGCAGGACGGGATGACCGTCGATGACGTGCCATGGAGCGAGATCGGGGCGTTGTTCATAGGCGGATACACCGAATGGAAACTTGGGCCGCAGGCGCAGACGTTGATGGCTTACGCGAAAAGCCGCGGACTCTGGGTCCATATGGGTCGCGTGAACAGCATTGAGCGGATCGGACTGGCCGCGCGGATGGGTGCGGACTCGTTCGATGGTTCGCGGCATTCGTGGTTCGCGGATAAATACATCCCTGAAACACTAGACGCGATCGAATCGGAAACGTCCCAGGGGCGGTTATGTTGAGCACTCGACCGCAGCAATGGACGTCTGAGCAGGCGCGTGCGGCGGGTCGTATCGGTGGGCGAGTCACGGGTGCTTCTAAAGTTCGCGAGTTGAGTAGTGACGAAGCGCGTCGTCGGGTCAATGTGCGATGGCAGAAACGGCGAGCCGAGGCACGTCTGATGCTGGCGAGTCGTTTCTGGGGAAAAGGCTAGCCGGGGACACGCTCCATGAGTGAACGGACGCCGAAGGACAAAAGGCAACCGCGCGACATCGATCCAGAGCGCGCGTGGTATTACGTGAATCGCGCATCTGTCGATCTAGTCCTGCGAGATCCAAATGTCTCGACGCTCATTTATCGGCTGAAGCGTCGGCATCTGCTCGCGATGCTTTCCGAACTTCGCCCGCTCAAATCGAGGAAAGGCTAGCCCCATGACCGCCGACGCCCGCCGACTGGAGTAGCACATGCCGACAGATAACGGCACAAAGATCGAACAAATCGGCGCGTTGATGGGTATTCCCGTGAGCCGTGCGCTGGATCTCGCTACGCCGATGCGTGTCGACGTGGGACGGATCGGCTACGGCGATGAAGGGCTGCGGCTGACGTTTAGTATCGGCTCGCCCTATGAGTTCAACGCCGAAGTGAAGCTGTCTCGCGCGGATGCGGAGTGGTTGAGGCTGCGGCTGGCTCAGGAACTTGAAAATCCAAGGAACGCCAATCTTCCGAAAGGCCGTCGATGACCGCCGACGCCCTGGAACGCCGGAATGAAACCGAAGTTCAGAAGCCTCGTATTTGGGCGCTGCATTGTCCGTTTACGAAAACGGGCTTTCCCGTGCTCGGTAACTTCGGACGCACGATCCGTCCAGTCGTGGTAATCCCGATGGCGACGTGGACGAAACTCTGTCAGGACATTCCAGAACTCGGGAAGACGCAGTTCGAGGTCGGAGCCAGCGAATGAGCAAGCAACCTGTCTACGGGTTTCCCTGCGTCAGCGATCCGAACGATTTCATTCCTGACGGTGAGTCCTGCTCGCCGACGGAGTTGGAAGCACACCGGATCGCCTGTGCGAACTTCGGCAAGCCGTCATTTGAGCCAAACAAGGGCTGCTACACCGAGCACGACGCGAGTGGGCAACTCGTGAAGCACGTTCTCCGCACGTCGTGGGGCATCGGGACGAACCTAATTCAATCGTGCGATGGATGTCGAGAGCCGCATTTTGACGGCGATCCGGCGTTTATGACGTGCCACGAATGCGGTGGTCCTGAGTTCTGCGTCAATTGCTGGCCGGAACATGAGAGACAGCATGACTGATCGAAAAGAGAAAGGCTCGTGGCTCTGGTCTAGGTGCTATGCCTGCGGCCACCGGCTCCGATTCGACTCGAACGGTTGCCCACAGTGCGGTGAGGAGTTCGACGGCCGGAAGGAACCTCGCAAGTGGCCCGAGAAGTGTTCCTGTGACCGCTGCGAATTGGCGCGTGCTCCTATATCTCAGCCCTCAGAGCCGCCGCAATGAGCGAGCCGCCGATGGTTCTCACTTGTGGTGTGTGCGGGCATCAAGGCGAAGACGGCACGACCTACAACCACGACTGCTACTGGGTCTTTCGAGAGCGAGGCAAGATGGCGCGCGAGCTAAAAGGGCCTGCCGGTGGTGCCCGAGGCGATGCAACGACTCAATCACCTCAAAGCACCGGCTCTCCTACTCCTGTCGTCGCCGAGGTCCGGCGAGCACCGATCGACGTAGAAGACGAACTCGAAATAGAGCGCATGAGGCTGGCGGCTTGCACGGCTGCTGCGCTTGGCAATACCGAGGAGTCGGCGGCTCAACGCATCCCGCGCGAGAGTCCGTATTGGTCGGCATCGTATCAAGATGTCTGCAATACCGTTGACCGCGAAATGGCGTTGCGTGCCGAACTCGAAGCCCTCCGCACCCGTCTCCGAGGACTGGAGCAGCAGATGCGGAAAGATTCGCAAGCACATTTAGACGATGCGAAGCGTCTATCTCTCCGCAGCGCCCCCAACCTCGCAGTTGGTCGTGAGGAGCAGCTCGCGCAAGTTCACAAGTGGTTCGCTGACGAGTTAGCCCGCCTGCTCACCACACCCGAGGAGCCAGGAACGTGAAACAGCCGGTTCGCAAATACGACGGGACGATCGCGCGCATTGCCGGTAATCTTCTGAGCGGCGACACTGATTGGGTGGTCGGTGGGCAGAAGCGAGAATGGGCTGTCAAGGCTGCTGTCGAAACAGCCCGCGCGATTGTTGCTGAAGTTGAGCGCACGCAGCCGACCACACCCGAGGAGCCCTAGATGCCCAAGGGACGATCGAATAATCCGCGCGTGCCCTCACCTCCCGATGGCAACTGGAAACGTCGCGCTCCGTCGCGGCTACAACCAACAGCATCGGAAATCTTCGCGACGAATCTACGACGGGCTCGAGCACGGAAAGGTCGCGCCTTCAAGAAGTTGGCACCAGAGGAGCCTACGTAGATGACCGAACTGTGGTTAGGACCGGATCTGAATGCGGATCTGCTCCCCTTGGTGCAGCAACCGGAGTTATGGCCGATCGCGCGCTCACGCTGCGTCATGCTCCAAATGTTCGAGCAACAGATCGGCTCCGATACCGAGAATCAATACGATATCGGGTTGAACTACTACCCGCGCTTACGGGATGCAGGATTCTTCGCCGGCTTAACCGTGCCGCTCGCGATCGAAACACCAGGCTTAAAGGCATGGGACACGGAAAACGGCGTGCCGACCGGGAAACAGGCGGCCTATGCACTGACGCGAGCGATTAACCGCGTGCTTGCGGCTGGCGGCGCCCTAGCGACGTATTCGATGGATGATCCGCTCGCGGCATCGTTGTCGGATTTCCCGTCACCCGTGCCGATCGAGACGGTCACGGAGGTCTTATGCCGTGTCGCGCGAGCTGGCAGCGATATGGGCGTGCAAGGCGGCATCACGGAAGCGTATCCGACGTGTTCCGTATCGCAGATCGTGGATTTATTCGGGCATGTGCAGCAAGCGGGCTGGTCGCCGCGGCATCTGCACACGGACATTGACGAGCAACACGCGAAAGACTTGGAATCGCGCCGGCTAATCAATATCTCGTCAGATTTGCGCGATCTCCAGAACGCTTGTCGCGCGTGGGGGATTCCATTCGGGATCATTCTGAACGGCCAACGCGGCGACACACCCGAAGCGTATCGTGCGGGCTTTTGGGAATGGTTCACATTCGTGCGCGAACGACTCGGCGGCGATCCTGATCGTTACATCCTTGAGAGTTGGAAGAAAAAGAATCTGCCGGTGAATCTGCCGGAAACAGACGGCTTAGCCCATACTGGCTTACTGCGAGAAGTCGCTGAACAACTGCACACCAACACACCGGAGACGCCTATGAAGTGGATTCAGGTCACAGTGGTCGAAAACTCGAACGGCACAACGCTCGCGAATCCCAACGGCACGGTGCGGAGCCTGAATCCAGCGCATAACACACCGCCATACGGCCCGTATCACTGGGAAGAACGGCAGGCCGGCTCTCACGGCGGCTATGAGCTGTGCGGCATTGGTGGAGGCACCGTCTCCTATAGCCCACTCGGAGAATATGTCGTGTTCGGCTTCGGAACGGGCCTGAATGGGTTTTCGATCATGACCGAGGAGCCGCTGAAGATCGAAACCATCCCGTTAGCTGAGACGACGTAAGTGAGCACCCGAGAAGACGTGCTGAGCGCCCCGATGGCGGCTAGATTACTATTCAAACTCAAAGATGAGTGCGAGAAGCAGCACGCGCGAGCGGAGAAACTGTCCACCGATCTCAGTGAATCCCAGGCAACTGAACACGCCGCGATCGAACGACTCAATGGATGCCTGACTCTCATTAGATTTCTAGAAGTGAAATGGCGCAGACAGTTCAGGCAGGGGCAGCTAGATGGCTACTCGCGTCCGGCGTTAGCTGAGTGCGCCGACGAACTCGCCAGTTTGCTTAAGACACTGGAGACACCGTGAGCGGCGCTAATTACCTGCTTTTGAGCGGCAGTGCTGGATCTGCCGGCGGCAACTTCGCGCGGTATCCGCTCAAGGGACGTATTTATCTGAATCCGAGAGGCGTCTGGTGCGATGCGGACGGGCCGTGCCTGATTTTCTTCCATTCGGCATTCCAGCTCATCACGCTCGTCGCGACGGATAAGCCTGAAGCCGTGCGAACGGTGCGTGCGATTGCTCGAGCCGGGTCAGGCGTGCGCTTTTTCACGCGGATCGGCGCTGATTTCGATGTCGTTGGTCGGCATCCCTACTTCAGTGACACGTTCTGGGGAAAAGGCAACCGCGAAATCGATTCCACGATGTGCCGCGACTATTTAGCGGAAACGCTCGACCTCTGCGGCGATCATGGGCTGAAAGTGTTCACCACGATGGGCTCCATGTCGAAGAACGATGCGGTCGAATACGACTTTCACATGATGGTTGCCGATATCGTCGTCGCATCTGGACACACAGAGACGCTTGCGGGTGCGGAACATCGCAATGAACCTGATCAAACCTCGCAATATACCGGCGATCCGCCGAAAGCCTGGACACTCGCGAAGCGCACGATGCAAGATTTTAAGGCTAAGGTCGGTTGCGTCATCACCGGGGGCTCGTGGGGCGACAACGATATGGTGCTCGCGTCAGCAGATGGCATGGATGCGATGGACACGCACGCCAATCGGAGCCCAACGCCTGAACACGTCCGACACGTTCACACGGTGTGGAATACCTACAAGTTCAACGGGCGGTCGAATAAGGGCATCTGGCGCGGTGAAGACCCTGGACCGAATGATCCCTACGTGGAGAACACGCGGCGTGAGCCTCACGCGAGCATCGGCGGCGATATGTTCGTCGGCAACAATGATCCAGACTATCAATTCGCCGATACGATGGTCGCAGCCTTCACGGGACAAGCGCAGTGCTGGCTGAATGGTCCCGCGGTGCGCCAATATTGCCCGATCGATTCAACGGCCTGGGGGTTTCTGGAATGCCCCGAGCTGCTACACACGTTCATGCCGAAAGATGTTGGTGTATGGGCGATGCAGACGCCGAATCCCTCATGGATCATCGCGCCAGATAACAAGCGATTCGTCTACGCCGGCCTCACGGCCTGGGGCCAATACACGCGCCCGCCACGTCCGATCGGGAAACGGCGCGTCGTGACCGCAGCAGGGCTCTTAAGTGATGGATCTGGCCCGGTGACATTACCGGAAGGCGTGAAATCGTTGTTGATTGTTGGAGAGTTTGCGTGAACTTCGGGCGCTCGCACACGTCGGTAATTCTGCCGATTGGCGTCACTCAACCGTCGCGGCTCGAACGGTGAAGACTTCGAGCCAAATTCGACTCAGATCGACTAACGAAAGTGACTCGATATGATTCTACTCGGCTACATCGCGCTGACATGTTTCGGATTACTGGTGCTGTGCGTATTGATCGGGTTAGGCTTCACGGTCTACAACTCGATTCAAGAGGCACGTAGTGAGCGATAATCCACTCGTGCCAGTCGGGCCGACGCTGTTTCCGAAGTCTGCCCTGGATGCCGCGGTGCGCGAGATGATTCCGCAACTACCTCCCGGCCGCACGCACGGAGTCGGCTTCGCGCATGATTGCAGCGGCACACGCTTCGCTGTGCTCTTTGGCGACAAAGACGGCAAAGGCATCGATTGGGAAGCGAGCGGAGCTGTGGTAGTCGATCCAAGAGGCCACGTAGGCGGCGCGGTAGCTGGAAACATCACATGGTAATCTGCCGGCATCCGTCCACGCGCGTCGGTGAGCCGGTTGTGAAGGACGATTGCGTGAACGTGTCGGAGATTTGCACGACGTGTCAGGCACCTGTCGCCGTGGTGAGTTGGACGAAGGACGCCTGGATACATCACCAGATGAAGCGGATCGTCAACGTGCAGCAAGGGAGTCTCTTTGGCGGACAGGAGTAACAATGCAATCATGGGGTGCGCAGCGTGAAGTCGAGAAGGTCAAAACGAATCCGCACAACAAGTGCATCGTCGTGGACAGTGGGACGTGTCGGAATGCGATTCGCGTGCTGCATCAGGACGGCGGCGTAAACGTCTGGCTTGGCCTAGATCGCGATTCGTTACCAGAATTCATCATCGGTCAAGGCGAGACAACCGATCGCGCGCTTGCCGATGCTGTCGCCACACTGGAAGCGCTCACGAAAGGCATTCAGGAACGGCGATATCCAGACGACTGGAAGATCGACACGCTCGGAGACGATTAAATGACGCGGACAGACTGGTGGGACGCCTCGTGCGTGATCGGAATGCTCCTGATTGCGGTGGGGTTGGCGTATTGGATTGTTGTGGTGACGCGATGAAGAAAGCGGCAGATCGGTGCGCGCATTGGTGGGAGCGTCGGTCCCCAGGCAAGCGATACGTCAACGCTCGCGGGCAGTGCAAGAGACTCACGGCACATCCGAGCGGCTACTGTAAAGAGCATCGCTATCAATATCGCTGGAATGATGCACAGGAAGACGATTTTAGGCGAGCAAATCGGGGATGAAGAGAAGGACCGATCGGTCAAGCCCTAGCGATCCACCGCAGTCGGAACCGCCGTCGACGCAGACTCGAACGTGGACCTTCTCTCGAAAGGAATCGTAGCATGGACGAGCAGGAATGGATCGAACTAATTTCAGCTATGGAGATGGTGAAGCAAGCTCTCGACGGAATCAAAGCGAATCCGGCACTAGCCGATCCGCGCGGGATTTCAATTGCCATTACACATCTTGAAACGTCGATGTTGTGGGTTGCGAATGCCAGGCATGAGCCGACGTAGCCGACTCGAGATGCCACAACGACAGGGGACGGCCGGACCTGATCCGACCGTGCGACCTCGGTAGGGGCGAGCACTAGGCCGTTTGCTCGGCGCAGCCGGGACGGTAAGCCCTGAAGGCAAAGTGAGGCAACGCAGCAAGAAAACCAGAGAGCCATCCGTAACTAGCAAGTGGCAATGGTGCTCGGTCCCCGCTTGACGCGAACGCCGGCATAGGACTAGGCGTGACAGCCCGGAGAGACGGGCCTTCCCTGAAATGAAACCGAACCAGCATCACCCGCTCGGACTAACGCTGTTTAGCCGCGCCAGAATCTACGCCCAATTCGTAACGGCCGTCCGACGCTGCAAGCGCCCAGGCTGCGACCGACGCATCGGAAGCGATCGACGCGCCGACTCGGAATACTGCTCAAAACGCTGCCAGCAGGTCGAAGCACAGAAACGCCACTACGCCAAGCGAAAAGCGAAACGCGGATAAAGTTGACAATCGAATGAGTGTAGTGCTATACCGGATTACTAAATGAGCATTCACGAACTGTGCTACTACACCGATACAGTTATTGAATGACCATTTACAAATTAACAGGCTGTTGACAGGGCGACCCAG